GGCAAGGAGTCCTCGCCGACCAACAAAAACACACCGGCCCATATTTATGCCGGAAACGGCAATTTTGTGGGAGACGGGATCCGCCAGGCGATGCTGGCCCGTGCCGGATTTGAAAATGTCGAGAAGGATAACGCCTATAACGGGATGACCCTGCGTGAATGGGCTCGCATGTCACTGACGGAGCGCGGTATTGGGGTGGTCAGTTATAACCCCATGCAGATGGTCGGGCTGGCGCTGACGCACAGCACCTCTGATTTTGGCAATATTCTGCTGGATGTGTCGAACAAGGGGCTGATCCAGGGCTGGGAGGAATCAGAAGAAACCTTCCAGAAGTGGACCCGTAAGGGACGCCTGTCAGACTTCAAAACAGCGTATCGCGTGGGGATGGGCGGTTTTGGTTCTCTGCGCCAGGTTCGTGAGGGGGCGGAGTATAAATACATCACCACCTCAGATCGCAAGGAGACCATTGCGCTGGCCACTTACGGGGAGATTTTCTCCATCACCCGCCAGGCCATTATCAATGATGATCTGAATATGCTGGTGGACGTGCCGATGAAGATGGGGCGTGCGGCGAAGGCAACGATTGGTGACCTGGTCTACAAGGTGCTGACGGATAACCCGAAACTGTCCGACGGTAAGGCGCTGTTCCATGCCGATCACAAAAATATTGCCACCGGGGGGATCTCCGTTTCCGGACTGGATGCGGCCCGTCAGATGATGCGCCTGCAGAAAGAAGGCGATCGCGCCCTGAATATCCGTCCGGCCTTTATGCTGGTACCGGTGGCACTGGAGACGGTGGCGAACCAGACCATCAAATCGGCCAGTGTGAAAGGGGCGGATGCAAACGCAGGTGTCATTAACCCCATCCAGAACTTTGCTGAGGTGATTGCAGAAGCGCGTCTTGATGCGGCAGACCCGAAAACCTGGTATCTGGCGGCGGCACAGGGCACTGACACCATTGAAGTGGCCTGGCTGGATGGTGTGGACACGCCATACATTGATCAGCAGGAAGATTTCACCACTGACGGCATTGCCACAAAAATTCGTATTGATGCCGGTGTGGCACCGCTTGACTGGCGCGGACTGGTGCGTTCGTCGGTGGCCTGATAACCGCGTTATCACAATCACTGCCCGAAAGGGCTTTTTTTATGCCTGAAAAACAGCCCCACTGGGGCTGTCCGGAGAAACAGCATTATGGCGAAAAATTTTGTACAGGACGGTACCACCATTGAACTGGTGAATGCCGGAGATCAGACCATCCTGAGCGGTGCTGCGGTGGTGGTCGGCAGTATGGTGGCCGTGGCCATTACCGATATTCCTGCCGGTGAGGCCGGTGACGGTTTTGCCGAAGGCGTGTTCCTGCTGCCCAAACAGTCTGCTGACGACATTCAGTCCGGCGCGGTGGTTTATCTGAAGGACGGGGTTGTGCAGCTGGCTGCAGACGGTGCGGTGGCCGCGGGGGTAGCCTGGGAAAATGCTCCTGCAAACAGCGCCACTGTGGCGGTAAAAATCAATGTCTGACCTGTTTACGCGAATGTGTTGCCGGATGGACGGGGCGACCGTTCGGGTGATGGGCAAACAGGCGGAGATTAACGGCGTCGTGTATGACGTGATGCCGGAGGAAGAGTCCGCGGAGATGGGGGCGCTTTCGGGCAGCCAGTTGTCACTGGTGGTGTTTTCAGCCCGGTACCGTCCGGCCCGTCATGATGTTGTTGTGTTTGAGGGCCGCACACTGACGGTGACCCGTTATGACACGTACAACGGTAAACCCCGGATTTTTGTCGAACAGGAATAAGTATGGCAATAAAAGGTCTGGCGCAGGCCATGAAAAATCTGGATGCAATTGACCGCCGTGCCGTTCCCCGGGCTGCCGCCACGACACTTAACCGTGTGGCGGAGTCCATCATCGCGAAAACGGCCTCTTCGGTTGCCAGGGAGCTGGCGGTTCCGCGCCGTCTCATCCGTGAGCGTATCCGCCTGCAACGGGCCAGCGCAGACAGGGTTTATGCGAAGGTCATCATCAACACCGGTAATCTGCCCGCCATAAAACTGGGGACGGCCAGCGTGCGGCTTTCCCGCAGAAAGCGACGAAAGAAAGGCGAGCGTTCGGTCACGAAAGGCGGTGGCAGTGTGCTGATTGTGGGGAAAAGACGGATCCCGGATGCCTTTATCACCCGGCTGGCTAACGGACGCTGGCATGTGATGCAGCGTATGCCGTGGGCATCATCGTCCACCGGCGCTGACAGCAAAGGGAGGCCGAAACGCCACCGTCTGCCGACTGAAGTGGTGAAGATTCCGACTGCCGGACCGCTGGCAGAAACCTTTGAACGTGAACGGGACCGGATGTACCGGGAAAAATTACCGGCGCAGATGATGAAAGCCATGACGCATCAGTTACGTCTGGTGCTGAAAAGAAAATGACTGGGAGGGTGTATGAAACACCGTGAAATACGGGCGGCAGTTCTGTCTGCCCTGAAAGAAAATATTTCTGAGAGGGTGAGCTGGTTTGACGGTCGCCCGGTTTTTATTGATGAACAGGAACTGCCTGCTGTTGCTGTTTACCTGACTGATGCGTCTGCTGCTGACGAGTTCGTTGATGAGGGAACCTGGGAGGCGACACTGCATATTGAAGTTTTTCTCAGGGCAAAAGAACCGGACTCGGTACTGGATATGTGGATGGAAGAGAAAATTCTTCCTGCGCTGGAGGCGGTTCCCGGCCTCAGTGCGTTACTGCTGAAGATGAATCTTCAGGGGTATGACTACCGCCGGGATGATGAGTTTATGATGTGGGGATCGGCAGATCTCCTGTGGAAAATTACCTACGAGATGTGAGGACGATATGGCAACACCAAATCCTCTTGAGCCGGTGAAAGGTTCCGGTACCACACTGTGGGTGTACACCGGCACTGGTGATGCTTATGCAAACCCGTTGTCAGACGATGACTGGCAGCGACTGGCGAAGGTGAAGGATCTGACCCCCGGCGAGATGACGGCGGAATCCTACGATGATAACTATCTGGATTATGAGGATGCTGACTGGGTATCCACCGGGCAGGGGCAGAAATCTGCCGGTGACACCAGTTTTACGCTGGCCTGGAAGCCGGGCGAGAAAGGGCAGCGCGATTTGATTGCCTGGTTTGACAGCAGTGAGACCTGGGCCTACAAAATCCGCTTCCCGAACGGTACGGTGGATGTGTTCCGTGGCTGGGTGAGCGCCATTGGTAAAGCGGTGACCGCCAAAGAGGTGATCACCCGTACGGTAAAAATCACCAATATCGGTCGTCCGTCGCTGGCGGAAGATCAGGGGGACATCACACCGGTCACCGGTATTACCGTGACGCCACCAACGGGCAATGTGGCAAAGGGTCAGAATATCACCCTGACCGTGGCTGTTCAGCCGGAAGGGGCGACGGATAAAACCTTCCGTGCCACGTCGGCAAATCAGAATTTTGCGACCATTACCGTGAAAGGGAACACGATCACCGTGAAAGGTGTTGCGGCAGGTAAAGCGCAGATCCCTGTGGTTACCGGCAATGGTGAGTTTGCGGCGGTGGCGGAGATCAACGTCACGGATGGCGCTGCAGGCTGAGAGGGGAGATAAAGCATGTTTCTGAAAACAGAACAATTTGAATATAACGGGGTGTCCGTCACGCTGTCGGAGCTGTCTGCGCTGCAGCGGTTTGATTATATGAAGTTTGTTTCAGACGCAGCACAACAGGAGACAACGGAGCATAATGCCGTGCACATTAACCAGCGATATCTGGAAACGGCATCCCTGCTTGTGGCGATGTCGCTATGGCATTCCCATTCCCTCAAAGGCACTCTGGCCTCTCCGGAGACAGAGATGCAGCAGATCCGCCGTGAAGTGATGCTGGGATGGCCTGCTGATGCACTGAATCAGGCAACGAACCGGGTGCTTTATCTTTCAGGTATGCTGGATAACCGGCACGATGCCGATCCTGAACCAACCGGGAAAGCAGAAGCGACAGAGCCGGTAACATCAAAAAAGCATTCGAAGGTGAGCTGAACTTTGTCCTGAAACTGGCGCGTGAGATGGGGAGAGCCGACTGGCGCGCCATGCTTGCCGGGATGACATCCACCGAATATGCCGACTGGCGACGTTTTTACTGCACGCATTATTTTCAGGATACCCAGCTGGATATGCATTTTTCCGGGCTGACGTACGCCGTACTCAGCCTGTTTTTTTGCGATCCGGATATGCATCCGGCGGATTTCAGCCTGTTCGCTCCGGAGGCTGAGGAAGGGCAGGCGGAGACGCCGGACGAAAATGATGTACTGATGCAGAAGGCGGCGGGCCTCGCCGGTGGAGTCCGTTTCGGGGAGGAGGGAAGGAGGTTGTGACAGTTATTGATGGCATCAGAGGACATTTCAGGAGGTGACCACG